GTAATAGTCGAGATAAACGGATCAGCTACGACTGAGTTCACTATTGTTACTTCACCTGCTAAGAAAGTAGTATTAAACACCGGAGCTACAGCAGGAGATGTTGTAAGAGTTCGTCGTAAGAGTCAGCCTAATACTAACCTTGTAGATTTTGTAAATGGTTCTGTGTTAACGGAATCCGAACTAGACCGTGCTTACCTACACAATCGTTACTTAAACGAGGAGATAGCTGAGTTAAATGACGCTTCGTTACAGATAGAAGCAGGAGGCACAGACTGGGATGCACGGAATAAGAAGATAAAGAACTTAGCTGCTCCTACTCTTACAACTGACGCTACAACTAAAGACTATGTAGACGGTAAGTTTAACCAAGCAGCTAGTGGTGCGTCTAACCCTCCTCTTAAGTGGGTGTTTACAGGCACAGCAGGAGCAGATACTACTTACACTGTTACAGAAGCTGAGATCAACGGAGACACTGCTTACGATGTAAGTATTGACGGATCAGTTCTTGAGCCTACTACAGACTACACGGTAGACCCTAATACAGACACACTCACGATAAAGACCACTCTTACAGGAGGTGAAGACATTGTTATCATTCAGCGTGGGTTTGGTATACCGATTACTACAGGAGAGATAGGAAGTGCTCAGATAAGTGCTGACTCTATCACTACTGCTAAGTTAGCGGATTCTTCTGTTACTAGTGCCAAGCTTGGAGCTAACGCTGTTACTACTCCTAAGATAGAAGATGGGTCTGTTACCAACGCTAAACTTGCTACACCTTATGTACACCCTGACCACACAGGTGATGTTACTTCTACGGGAGACGGTGCTACGGTTATAGCCGACGATGCTGTCACTGCTGCTAAACTAGCTGACACTGCTGTTACACCGGGTTCTTATACAAACGCTGACATCACAGTAGACCAACAAGGACGGCTTACAGCTGCTGCTAGTGGTAGTGGTGGTAGTGCAGTTTCTAAATATAGCACAGGGTGGTCAACAAGTATACCAAGTGCTAATAGTGATGTTACTTACACTCATAATTTAGGAACTGAAGATATACAGTACAAAGTTTATGTTAGAGATAGTTCAGGTAATGAACACGATATAACAGGTGGAGAAATATGGAGTGGGGTAACAAATGCCGGTGCTTCTGTTGTTAATATAACAAGTACTCAAATTACAATTAGATATTTTAAAGAATATTTAGATTTTACTACTGCTGGAGCAACAACAAACCCAACTCAAAGAGCGTGGTCTACAGCCACTAACATCAAAGTAGTAGTAATAGGATAACGATGACTGAATCAATATCACATTTCTTAGACACTGCCTTAGCTGTTATCCTTGGTGTTATCGGTTGGATGATAAAGAAGTTGTCTGACCGCCTAGAGAACGACGAACGACGACTTACTAAGATAGAAGTTGAACTTGCTGCTCAGAACGAACGAGACATAGCTGTAGAGAACCGTATGAGTGGTGTAGAAACAGCTGTTAAAGAAATGAATACTAAACTAGATAGAATGTTGGAGATGCTTATTAAACGATGAAACAAGGACTATACGCAAACATTAACAGACGACGCAAGCTGGGCATCAGCCGTAGCAAGAAGAAGTCTACAATCAGTGCTAAAGCTTACAGCAACATGAAGCGTGGGTTTCCTAAGAAGAAGAAGAAGTAGGAATGGCTAGGAGTGTATCGTTATCTTTAGGTAGAGGTGAGAAGAGTCGTAAAGGCGGTCTCACTGCTAAGGGTCGTGCCAAGTATAACAGAGCTACTGGCTCTAAGTTAAAAGCTCCTCAACCCGGTGGTGGCCCTCGTAAGAAATCTTTCTGTGCTAGGATGTCAGGAGTGAAAGGCCCGATGAAAGACAGTAAAGGCAGACCGACGAGAAAAGCGTTAGCCTTGCGTCGTTGGAAGTGCTAGTATGCCGTTACGTCCCAGACCAGTCATACACCCTCTTACGTTCCAAAACAGAACGCTGTCTGTAACTGCTGCTGCGGAAGCTAAACAGAACCAAGAAAAAGCGACAGCACTTGAACAGCAAGTAGAGTCTTTAGAGAGTGATCCGTTTTTTGTTACCATTGATGGCGGTGGCCCTGTGTTAGAAGATACTGATATATTTGATGGAGGAAGTATAGATGCCTAGTTTTACAAAACGTATACAATTAAGACGTGGCACAGCGAGTAGCTGGTCAGATGAGAACCCTGTGCTGCTTGAGGGAGAGGTAGCTATTGAGCTAGATAATAACCGTAATCGTATCAAGATAGGAGACGGTGTTACTCCTTGGAATGCTTTGCCTTACTTCCTAGATGCTCGTGAAGAAGAAGTAGGAGATCATGACGAGTTCCTTGAAGGCTTGACAGGTGATCCGTGATGCTCTAACAAGAGTCGGATTTAACCTTAACAAATGAAACAGAACAATGAGTGTATGGTATCAAATGGGACAAAGCGTAAGAAACTTATTAATATCTCTTACTTCAACTAGCCAAGCTATATTGGACACTGAGAGTAACATAACTGCTAGAACTGAAGACACTTTAGGGACAATGGCTTTTGCTACTGATACCTCTAAACTCTATGTTTTTACTGAGTCAGGATGGGTTCACGCACAATAAGTTTTGACTTACTTTAATCACTAACATAAAACATTAACAACAACTATGGCAAATATACTTCAACAAATCGGACAGACAGTTAAGTCGAAGTTGGACGACAAGGTCGATAAGTCGGATGCGGTTACAGACTTCCTTAAGTCTATACTCGGATTCCCTGAAGACACTGTTGCTCCTTCGGTGGACACTTCTACAAACATAGCGGCTAGGACTAGCGACGACACAGGTACAATCATGTACGCTAGTGATACCTACGACTTATATGTGTTTGACGGCACTAACTGGCAAATCTTTAACAACAGCTAAGAATGAGTGATATTACATTAATTGACGACAGCGAGCAATCTTCGCTGGTAACTAACGGTCTCGCTAAGAATGGTGAGGTGTATTTAAAGAAAGAAGGAAGCACAGACGCTGGTTCTATTGTTGTATACGATAGTGGAGTGTGGAAGACTTTTGCTAATGAAGCTAGTTCGGGTTTTGCTAATTCACATAGCTTATATTTTGACGGAACTGGGGATTTAGTCACGTGCGGTGATATTAGTGCAATAAACTCTGCGTCTAATGTTACAATTTCATGTTGGGTAAAAGCAGACTCGTTCCCTCACAGTTCATTCAACTCTATATGGGGAGGAGGTCAAGCTGGTAGCTCTGGTCACCCATCGAGGCTTTGGTTTACTGCTAAATCTACTCGCTTCAATTTATATAACGGAACTGCTCAAAACTTTTCGTTTTCTACGACTGTGTCTACAGGGACTTGGTATCATACCGCAGTTGTTATAAGTGGATCAAATAATTTGAGTGTTTATCTAAACGGCTCACAACTTGGTTCAACAGTTACTACTTTTAATAGTTTAACATCACAGAGTGGTGATAACTTTGAAATAGCGGGAAATCCTACTTACAATCCGTATTTTTGGGACGGAAATATAGATGAATTTGCAGTTTTTAATTCAGCATTATCTTCAACTGATGTTGCTTCTTTAATAGATAATTCTGGATCAAATCCTGTACCAGCTGACATCTCAAGCTTATCTCCTAGAGTTTGGCTAAGAATGGGTGAAAATGATGATACTGCTACTGCCACGACCATAACAAACCAAGGTCAAACAGGCTCAACGAATGACGGAACTCTCGTCAACGGTGCTGCGTTTGATACTGACATACCCTCTTAATAATTATGAACAATAGACAATATGTTATAATAAACGCTGCTGATGTTTCGACCATCAACTTTGATGACGTGCTTGAGACTTCCACAGATACACTAAGATACAATGTAGCAGGGGATGAAACCTTTGTTAAATATGAAGGAGCTAAACCTCGTTGCTTGTACGGTAAAGACACACTGAGTCACTCGGCAATGTTGACCGTGTTGGCTGGGGAAGCTTGGACTGAAACTATAGAGGAACTATAAGACATGGCTAAACTAGACTTAATTACATCATCCACCCGTCCCGCTTCGCCAGCTGCTGGTAAAGCATACTTTGAGACGGACACTAATAAGATTATCATTTGGGACGGTTCTGCTTGGGTAGAGCTTGTTTCGGACGGTACTGCGTAAATACGACGCTTTATTATAATCACTAACTAACTAAATACTAATAATATGCCAGATACATCATCTATATTCTATCAAATTGGTCAGTCGACCAAGAGTGCTATTGCCGTTGAAACAACACGTGCGGAAGCTGCTGAAGCGACGTTACAAACTAACATCAATTCGGAAGCCTCGACCCGTGCAAGTGCTGATACAACATTGCAATCCAACATCGACAGCGAAGCTTCAAGTCGTTCATCTGCTGACTCTACCTTACAGAGCAACATTGACACAGAAGCAAGCAGCCGAGCATCCGCTGACTCCGCTATCCAATCCGAGCTTGACGCTACTCAAACTGGTGCTGGTCTTGGTGCAGGTGGTTCGTACTCCGCTAACTCATCCACCAACTACATTACTTCTGTAAGTACTTTGGTTGGAGCTGACGAAGCTCTCGACGCACAGATCAAAACTAACGCTGACGCTATCTCTTCTGAAGCAAGTACTCGTGCATCTGCCGACACTACCCTTCAGTCGAACATCGACAGTGAAGCTTCCACAAGATCCAGTGCTGACACGACTCTCCAAAGCAACATTGATGCTGAAGAGACTGCCCGTCAAGCCGCTGACTCCACGCTTCAAACAAACATTGACGACGAAGAAACAGCCAGAACTTCCGCTGATACGACTTTACAGTCCAATATCGACGCTGAAGAAACTGCTCGTATCGCTGCTGTTAGTGGTGAAGCTACTGCTAGATCTTCTGCTGACACAACTCTTCAGTCTAACATTGATGCTGAAGCTTCGACTCGTGCAGCTGCTGTTTCCAACCTTGATAGCACAAAAGCTAATCTTGCTGGTGCTTCCTTCACAGGAGACGTAAGCGGAACAAACCTTGTACTTAGCGGTAACTTAACTGTTCAAGGTACAACAACATCCCTTGAAACAACAAACTCCCAAGTTAAAGATGCTATCATGCTTCTCAATGACGGAGCTGGTTCAAGTGCTAACAACGGTAACGACGCTGGTTTTATCATTGAGCGTGGTTCTTCCGACGACGGAAACATCGCTGCTGTATACGACGAAGGTGAAGACAAGTTTGCTTTCTACAAAACTTCAGCTGGTGCTACTTCTACTGACATCAGTGGAGACGACAGCAGTGCTGCTTTGATCGACGTTAAAGCTAACGACGTTGTTCTTGGAGACGGTAACAATCTTGGTTCATTGGCTGACTTTACAGCTGCAATGGCGTAAGACTTAAACATTAATAAATAGCTAACAATGAGTGCGAAAAAGAAAAAGGATACATTAGTTCCTATTAATTTTCGTCTCACTAGCTCGCAAAAGAGGGAGGTCGCTGGCATCGCATCAGATTTGGGTGTCAGCACCTCAGCTCTTTTACATTCATGGATCACTAGAATCTTGAACAATATGAACGGATTCGGTGACCACGACCAGCTACTGAGAGATAAATAACAACGTATGAAGTCATTCAAAGAACTAGGTAAGATGCATGGACAGACGGCTGATCTGTTATCAGATGCTGTTAAGTTCATGAAGGCCACCGAGGAGTACAACCCTGCATTGATTAATTGTGTGATTAAGTTTCTAAAGGATAATCGTGTTGAGTGCATGTCCGAAGAAGGAACTCCTCTAAATGATTTGAAAATCGAAGCTCTACCTTTTTTAGAAGACCCAGAGGTTCAACGGCAAATCGGCAAGTAACACCTACTCTTTGTTTCAGATTACATACACCAATAAGGAGTCGCTTCTGAATTAAACCGGAGGCGACTCTTTTATTTTATATGAAGACTAAGAAAGCACCAACACCTATAGAGATACCACCGCAGTTAAAGAACTTTAAGAACTTCCTGTACATTATATGGAAGCATCTTAACCTGCCTGACCCTACTCCTTTGCAGTATGACCTAGCTGACTATATGCAGCACGGCCCTAAGAGGTCTGTCATCATGGCGTTTCGAGGAGTAGGTAAGTCGTGGATATGTAGTGCCTATGTAGTACATCAGCTACTGCTAGACCCTGCTCTTAACATCCTTGTAGTATCTGCCAGTAAGAACAGAGCAGACGACTTCTCCACCTTTACCCTAAAGATCATACACGACATACCTATCCTTCAAGGACTCATACCAAACGAGAACCAACGATTCAGTAAGATAGCTTTTGATGTAGGCCCTGCTCCTGCTGCTCACGCTCCCTCTGTTAAGTCACTGGGTATATCGTCACAGCTTACAGGGTCTCGTGCTGACATCATCGTAGCCGACGACATAGAAGTACCTAACAACTCTGCTACACAAGGTATGAGAGACAAGCTGGATGAACAGGTAAAGGAGTTTGAAGCTATTGTTAAACCACTGGACTCCTCCCGTATCCTCTTCCTTGGTACTCCTCAGTGCGAAGACTCTATCTATAACAAGCTGCGAGACAGGGGCTACAACGCCCGTATAT